GCCACAAACAACTGGCACGTTGGGTCTGAAGGTGATGGAACTTACCGCTTTTACAACGGTAACTTTGGTGCTGGTGCAGAACGTATGCGTATCACCAGCGCGGGTAACGTCGGTATTGGTACATCGTCTCCTAGTAATGTTCTGACAGTTTCATCCGCCACGCAGTATAAAGGCTTTACCCTAACGAACGGCACAAATACTGTTGCGGAGCTACTCGGATTTGCTGCTGGGAATGATTCAGGCGGGTTAAAATTACATAGCGGCGGTGTCGCAAAAGCTCAAGTTCTAGCAGGCGGTACCAGCTTCTTCAACGGTGGCAACGTCGGTATTGGTACTTCGTCACCCAGCACACTCCTGCATCTAGCATCAACTGGAAACGCAATCCTGACGCTGGAAGCAGACACAGATAATGTGAGCGAAAGTGACAACGCTCGAATTGAGCTGTCACAGGATGGTGGTGCCACCACGGGGCACATGGGCTATGGAAGCGGCACGAACGGCATTGACATCTGGAACGACTACAGTGACTACGTCCGAATCGGCACTAACAACGTAGAGCGGTTAAGAGTCGTTAATAACGGCGTCGTCCGCCCGGCAACTGACAACGCACAGACGCTTGGAGCCGCTGCAAATCGTTGGTCAGTTGTTTATGCTGGCACCGGCACGATCAATACATCTGACGAGCGGGAGAAACAGCAGATTGCCGATCTCGATGACGCAGAACGTCGCGTTGCCGTGGCGATCAAGGGTCTTGTCAAAAAATACAAATACAACGACGCAGTAGCGTTGAAAGGCGACGACGCGCGCATCCATGTCGGCGTGATTGCACAGGAAGTTATCGCGGCATTTGCGGCAGAAGGTCTTGACGCCACACACTATGCGCTGCTGTGCCACGATACATGGGAAGCAGAGCCGGAAGAAGTCGATAAAAACGGCAACGTAATCAATCCGGGCATCGAAGCTGGTGAGCGTTACGGCATCCGGTACGATGAACTCCTCGCATTTATGATTGCGGCGCTGTGATGACCGAGCAAGAACTTCTCATCGCCTGTTATCGAAGCGGACAAATCAGCGAGCGGCAATGGCAGGAACACCTCAAAGAAGACCCAAAGCTGAGTGATGCGTGGCACGACGAAATCGACCCGGACAATTCGGGCTGGAACCCTATAGGATAAAGGAAAAAGAAATGGCAATCACATGGTCAATCGTGCAGCTTGATTACGCTGTATCTCTCGACGGCGAATCTGACGTGGTCAACAATTCGCACTGGCAGTGCATCGACGAAGATGCCTCCGGTAATCAGGCACGGGTCTACGGCTCCGTGGGTATTCCCACCGATGATATTACGGATTTTATTCCGTATGCCGACATCACTGAAGCGAAAGCCCTTGAGTGGACCAAGGCTGCTCTTGGTGCTGAAGAAGTATCTTCTATCGAAGCAAACGTAGCTGCTCAGTTGCAGCTTGTTGAAAATCCTGCGGAGGGTAGTGGCACCCCGTGGGCAGCTTAACCGCCACATAACATAGGAGCGAAAAATGGGAAAAAATGAAAAGACCCCCATTATTGTTGACGACGTTGAATACACCTTTGAAGATATGAATGACGAGCAGAAAACGCTAGTCAACCATATTGCTGATCTAGATAAAAAAATTGCCAGTATGCGGTTTAACATCGATCAACTTACTGTAGGACGAGGCGCGTTTGTCAATATGTTGAGCGAAGCGCTTAAAATAGAAGAAGGTGAATGAGGTTTTTATTTTCTTTATCTCTTACGCTTTTTATGTTATGCTATAGTAGTACAGCAACTATAGCTCAAGATAACTATTTAGTATGTCTTGATGACGTAGAAAGCGTAAGAGAAACTTTAAAAAACGAAAATAAAAAACTAATTTTTACAGGACTGTCTATAACACAAGTTCCATTTGAACTTTGGGCTTCTACCAATAGCTACATTATTTTTTTCTTAACGTATGATGGAAAAATGTGTACCTCTCCTGGCATGACTGGACAGACTATTCAAATCAATAGGAATATATAAGCATGACCGTAGAATCTGCAACATACATTAGTCAGCTTGTTCCGGCTAATCCTTCTTCTAGCGACAATATTAGCGAAGGGGACGATCAGCTTCGCCTGATTAAATCAGTGCTGCAGTCACAGTTTCCCAACATTGGACCAAATGCTGTTAACCTTACTGCGTCGCAGTTTAACAAACTTGGTTTTGAAACCGGAACTGTTTTGATGTATGCCTCTAATGCTATTCCGGTTACACAGACAATCACTGGTATCAATGACTGGTTGCTTTGCAATGGAGATGCTTACAGCACCTCTACGTACTCTGCTTTGTACGGAATTATTGGAACAACCTTTGGAACAAGTGGTTCTAACTTTAAGGTTCCTGATTATCGGCAGTACAGTCCTGTCGGCGTAGGCGGCACGTTTGTGCTTGGCTCTGCAACCACGGCGCAAGCTGCTACAGGAACAGACGTTATTAAACTTCAGCCAATTAACTTCATTATTAAGACGTAATACAATGGTTGTATACAGAGGCGAAAAGTTCTCAGGGTACAACAAGCCGAAGCGTACCCCAGGTAAGAACAAGAAGTTTGCAGTTTTGGCAAAGCAGGGACCGACTGTTAAGCTAATTCGTTTTGGCGACCCAAATATGTCTATCAAAAAAGACCAGCCTAAAAGACGCAAGAGTTTCAGAGCGCGTCACAAGTGCGATACCAACCCTCCTAGCAAACTATCAGCTAGGTATTGGTCTTGTAAAAAGTGGTAAACATCAACTAGGAGAAAACCATGAAAAGTTACGCAGGTGGTAGCCACGGTAAAGGAAACCGTCCGGTACAGTCAGGTATGGGCAATAAGCCTGTTGCCAAAGCTGGCGGTAACCGTTTCCCGGCTGGCAAAGGTAAATAGTATTGGACACTAGAGAAAAAGCTGCTCAAGCTTCAGTCATTCTAGGTAACGAAGCCTTTCAGGAAATGGTTAAGCACTTAGAAGAAAGTTTGGTACTTGAGTGGAAAATATCTGACAATCCTGAACACAGAGAATTTTGTTGGTTAAAGTTGAACGCTCTTAGTTCAATTTTGGAAGACCTAGAAGCTTTCATACACAACGACAAAATCGAAAACAACTAACAAAGAGGTAAAAATATGAGCGACGGTCAGACCAATCCGACTGAGTCGGAAGTCACTACGCCACAGCTTAATATGCTTGATGTCATGTTTGGAAGTGAAGAAAACACTAATCCAGAAGTAACATCATCTGAAGAAGTATCTGATTCAACTGTGGAGTACGAAACGGAAGTTGAGTACGAAGCAGTAGACGATGGCGAAGTAGAGTCATCAGAAGATGATAACGAGTACGACGTATACGAAGAAGAGGAAGTTGTAGAGACCTCACCTAGCTATACCGTAAAGGTAGACGGCGAAGAATTTGAGGTTACCCTAGACGAACTCCGAAACGGATACCAGCGTCAGGCGGACTATACCCGTAAGGCGCAGTCTCTAGCTGAACAGCGTAAAGCTTATGAAGCTAACCTAGAAGCAGTAAATCAGGAAAGGCAGCAGTACGGTCAGGTTCTAGAGAACATGGCTCAGTACCAAAACCTTGAACTCGCACAGTACCAAAATATCAACTGGCAGGAACTCAAAGAAAACGACCCCATGGAGTACATGGAAAAGCGTATTGAGTTCCAAGATGCTAAGGATAAGGTTGTTCAAATTCAAGCAGAACAACAGCGAGTTCGTCAGCAGACAGAAGCAGAATTTACTCAGCGTTTGACCAATGTTGTCAAAACTGAGGCTGAGAAGCTTTCTCAGATTTTGCCAGAGTATGCTGGTCCCGATTCGACCCTTCGCAATGAACTGAGAAGTTACGCCCTAAATCAGGGCTTTTCTGAACAGGACATTGACGGAATTACCGATCACCGCGTAGTCCTCGTGTTGCACAAAGCAATGATGCAGGACAAAGCGACGAAAGGCTCCAGTCAGAAGGTTCGCAAATCTGTTCCCAAAGTTGTCAAGTCTGGAACTCCTGAGTCTAAGAAACAACGGAGCACCAAGGCAGCGCAGGTTAAACGAGAGAGGCTGGCTAAGACGGGGAATAAGCGAGACGCGACAAATGTGTTTCTTGACTTAATCTCTTAAAATAGGAGGCCATTATGGCTCAGCCCACAGGTGTTTATGTAACCTTTTCCGCAGCGGGTCTGCGGGAAGACCTCGAAAATGTGATTTACGATATCTCTCCGACCGACACTCCCTTCATGTCGATGGGTGGTCGCACGGATGCGGTTGCTGTTAATCACGAATGGCAGACGGATGCACTTGCTGCAGCGTCGGCTACTAACTTCAACGAAGAAGGTTCGACGCTTACCGCTGCTGAACCGACCCCGACCACTCGCATTGGTAACATCTGTCAGATCAGCCTGAAAACCACGCTGGTTTCCGGCACGCTTGACGCGGTGTCGAAAGCCGGTCGTAAGGAAGAACTGGCTTACCAGATGACCAAGCGCGCTTCTGAACTGAAGCGTGACATGGAAACCTCGCTGGTCGGCGTTAACCAGTCGAAGACGGCCATGGCGGCTGATACCACGGTTCGTAAGCTCGGTTCGCTTAGCTCCTGGGTCACCACCAATGCCAGCGTTGGCTCTGGTGGCACGGCTGCTGGTGCTGGCGGTAACGGTACTGCTCGTACCGACGGTACGCTCCGTACCTTCACTGAGTCGCTCCTGAAGGCTTCTATCCTTCTGGCGTATGACAACGGTGCCAACACCAAGTACCTGATGATGGCTCCGTCGCAGAAGCAGACCTTCTCCAGCTTTGTTGGTGTCGGCGGTGCTTCCGGCGTGTCCAACTTCAACGATGTTGCTGACCAGCGCATCATTGGCGGCATGGACATCTATGTCAGTGACTTCGGTGAGATGGCGGTTGTTCCGAACCGCTTCCAGCGTAGCCGTGACGTTTGGCTGCTTGACCCCGAGTACTATGGGGTTGCGTATCTGCGTCCGTTCTCGCAGCGTGAAGTTGCCTCCACGTCGGACGGCGAACAGCGTGCGATCATTGCTGAGTACACTCTTGTTGTTAACAACGAGAAAGCTCTCGGCGCGGTCTACGACGTTAACTAGTCTAATCGGGGAGGGGGCATTTAGCTCTCTCCCCATTTTAGAGGTTACCTATGTATAAAAATCCTATTCAAACTCAGTTCAACTATGACCACTCTGAGGACAATGTTGTCCTTAAAAATATGCAGGACGTGCAGCCTATCCTAGAGATGAATAAAAAGGAAATGGCTGGTGACTCGCCTTACGGAGCGCAGAACAATCCTAACATGCGAAAAGTGGCTAGTATCCCTCTGGTGATTATTGAAAAGTGGAAACGTGAACTTGGCATCGACATCATGGACAAGAATGACATGCCAAAGATTAAAAAGCTTCTTAATGACCCTGAGTATCGTTGGCTTCGAACACATGAAAGCAACTTGTAATGGGCTTGGCTACTTATTCAGAGTTGAAAACTAGCGTTGCTAATTATCTCAACCGGGATGATTTGACCAGCTTAATTCCTGACTTTATCTCTTTGACAGAGAACCGCATGAACCGCGACCTGCGTGTTCGTGCAAACATGATTCGTGCAAACACTACGACTACAAGTGGCACAGCGTTCTACGACTTGCCCAGTGATTTGATCGAACTTCGGAACATTACCTACAACTCTGGTTCTCAGGTGTATGCCTTGGCTTACCTTTCACCTGAGTCAGGTAGCCGCGAGTACGGCAACATTGTTTCTGGTGCTCCTAAAGCTTATACAAACTTGGGTAAAAACATCGAACTCTACCCAGCACCAGACGGTGAGTACTCCATTGGTATCAACTATTACCAACAGTTGACACCGCTGTCCAACACAAACACTACCAACAACATTTTGCAGGCTTTCCCAGATTTGTACCTCTACGGTTCATGTTTGGAGGGAGCTACCTATCTTAACGATAGTGAACAGCTTCAACGTTTTGCAGGACTTTACCAAAAGTCTTTGGAAGACATCAAAAAAGCAGAAGATTCCGCTCGCTACAGCGGAACAGTTATGACCATGTCTGTCCAAGGTGATCCTGGGTCTCTTGTTCGTAGGGGTGCGTAATGTCTACAAATTGGGTTTTAGATTTATTTAACATTGTTCAAGAAGATGGCGGAAACATTCTTACAGAAGATGAATTATATATCTGCCTGCAAGAATTTAATAGCACTGAATGGGAAGTAGATTCGGCAACCGGCAATGGCTAAAGAACTCTTTGACATCAACGGACAGCAAGTCGGCTTTTCTCTTAACACAGATTTGTCACCCTACGACATGCCGCCTACGTTTTTTACAAGCGCAAATAACGTAAGGTTTGTTGATAAAAAAGCCAGTACTATTTTAGGGAATACTCGCGTTTTTGGAACAGCCCTAGACACACCTTATTGGGTCACAAGCTGGACTCAGGGCAGCACACCTTTGTGGATTTACGGCGGTGCTACGTCTCTGAACAAGATTACGGGTGCTACCCACGCTGACGTTACCAGAACCTCTGGAGCGTACACCACCATTGCAGGGACTACGAAGAACTGGCAGGGCGGTGTGCTTGGCGGTGTATTGGTAGCTAACAACACACTGGACGTACCTCAAAGCTTTACGCAGGGTGGCACAGAGTTTACAGACCTTCCTGACTGGCCATCTACACTCCGATGTGAGGTTATTGTACCGTTTAGGAACCACTTGGTTGCTCTTAACCTAACCGACACTGGCACCGCAAAGCCCTTTACAGTGCGCTGGAGCGACGCTATTCCTTCCGGGGCAGCTACCAACGGTGCAGACACTTGGAACTCTGCTAGCACCGCCTCTGAGTCAGGAGAGGCTACTATAGGAGGCACCAAAGGCCATATCCTTAACGCTCTGCCTTTGGGTAACGAACTTATCGTGTACAAGGAAGACAGTGTCCACTCTTTGTCCTATGTTGGCGGTACGTTTACCTTCAACCTTCGAGAGAAGTTTAAGAACACTGGTTTGTTCTCCAGGGACGCTGTTGTTGATCTGGGTGATGGCAAGCACGTCTTTATGTCAACCAACGACGTTGTCGTCACAAACGGTAACAGTCTGACAAGCATCATTGACGACAAAGTTAAAACATTCTTGTTCTCTCAGATCGACAGTACCTATTACTACAAAACATTTTTGGTCAACAACCGTATCCAAAACGAAGTTTGGATTTGTTACCCTCGCACAGGTGCTACTGACGGTTTGCCAAACACCGCACTGGTCTGGAACTATAGAGACAACACCTGGGCTACTAGAGACTTGCCCAGCGTTAACTATATTGGCGTAGGTCTGGTAGACCCTGAGCTTACAAACACGTGGGCGGCTGCTACAGATACATGGCAAAGCAGCACAGTTGCTTGGTCTCAACAGGCCTACAACCCTGCTGTTGATTCTCTACTGATGTGCTACCCAGCAAACTCAGCAGCAAACAGTCGTTTCTTTTTAGCAGATTCAAGCACCACGTTTGACGGAACAACATTTGTAACAACTTTGGAACGAGTTGGACTACACTCTGGAAGAACTGATTCTATTAAGTATATAAGTAGAATTTATCCTAGAATTAGTGGTACAGGGTATGTTAAAATAAGTGTAGGGGCTGAGTTAGAACCTTACGCTGGTGTTACTTATGCTGACCCAGTTGAGTTCAATATTGGCGTAGACAGTAAAATTGATTGTCGAGTTCGCGGTCGATACATCGCTATCAAGTTTGAACACGACACCGATACTTCCTTTAATCTCTCTGGATATGCAATTGAGTCCGAAGTGGTGTCGGACCGATGAGCAGAGAGTTCCTTCGGTTTAACCACGCTAACCCGCCCTCTGCTCCAGAAGAGCTTCCAGGTTATCTTAACGAAACTTTTATCGAACTTGGTGCTGTTGTAGACCTATTGCGAGACGGACACTTAGACGTAGTCTACTCTCCTCCTACAAAGCCAAGTCAAGGTGACATACGATATGCAGACGGAACTAGTTGGAACCCCGGAAGCGGAGAAGGTATATACTTTTTCAACGCTGCCGGTTCATGGGTTAAGTTATAGGAAAGTAAACCCTAAGAGTAAGAACTTTAAGACAATAGTGGGCCAGTGTTGGGAGTACATAGAAAACTCCACAGGTAGGAACAACACAGACGTTATCAAAGCGGTAGATATTATCCAGCGAGTAGTAGACAAGGTTTCTGATCTCTGGGTTACTATCGATTCTGAAAAAGGTGAGATCGTCGGTTGTTTTGTAATAGGGGCTGCAGCGTATCCTCAAGCAACAGGGATTAACGCAGAAGCCATTGGCGGTAAGTTTAACTTTCCAGACGTGGTTCCAGTGGTGGAGAAGTACTACAAAGCTCTTGGTTATAAATTCTTTGAGATGACCGGTCGCAAGGGTTGGGAAAAAGTAATGGCCCCCATGGGTTACGAACTAACAAGCATTACTGTATATAAGAGGCTATAAAATGGGCAGTATTTTTACACCTAGCAGCACGGTGGTTCAAGCACCATCGAGTTCGCAGACGCAAGGGACAAGTAAAGTTGAGCCGTGGGAAACCGTTACCCCCTACATTGAAACACTGTTGCCACAGTTGGAGTCAGGGTTCAACGTTGCTCCACAGTTGTACCAAGGACCGCTGGTTCCGGGTACGTCTAGTCAGACCGCTGCAGCTAGGGGCTTGTACAAACAGGTAGGTCAGACTGCCGCTGGGTTTGCTCCCGGTTTCCAAACTGTCTACGATCAGATGTTCGGTCGGGCTACCGCTGCTCCGGGAACTAGCGAATTGTTTCAGGCGCAGACCGGAGAGATTGCTAATCAGGCTCGTCAACTTACCGAACGTGATAAACAGTTGGCCCAGCGGCAAGCTATGGAAGCTGGACAGTTTGGGCTAGGCTCTACTGCCCTAGGTGAGCTTCAGGCTCTCCAGCAGCAGAAGCGCGAAGAAACTGTGCAAAGCCAGTTGGCCAGTGCTCTGGGTGCAGAAGATCAGCGTCGAATGGCAGCAATGGGGCAGTTGCCTGGAATGGCTCAGTCAATTATTCAGGCTAAGATGACACCGGCTCAGTTGCAGGAAGCCATTGGCCGAGACATTGAATCTCGTCAGGGTGCTGAACTTGCAGACCTTCGTCGTCTTGCACAGCAGCAGCAGGAAGCAGAACGTGCTCAGGCTATCACGTACGCTAACCTGCTGGGCGGCTTGGCTGGTCTTGGTAGCTCCACGCAGATGCAGCAGACTTCCTCTGGCATGACTGGTCAGGTTATCCCCGGTCAGTCTATCTTCCAGCAGCTTGCTGGCGCAGCGGGTACAGCGGCAGCTTTGTCTGACATTAGGCTCAAAACTGAAATCAAACGTGTCGGAGAGCTTGAGAACGGTATTCCAATTTATCGTTGGGAGTGGACCAAGAAGGGTAAAGAGATTGCAGGTGAGCAGGGAACCCTTGGTGTCCTTGCTCAGGAAATTCTTAACATTATGCCAGAAGCTGTCTCCATTGGCTCTGATGGGTACTATCGAGTTGATTACGGGAGAGTTGTAAATGGGTAAAATCTTAGCACAACTGGAACAAATGGGTTCCTCAGAGTACTATAGGGACACCCCATCTACTGTAACCGTCAATCCTATGATGGATGCTGGCTACGAGGCTACTGGTGGAAAGCTTCCAAAGCAAGACCCGATGGCAGGAATGTCTGCAGCAGAACGTGAAATGTACGGCGAAGCTGACGGCATTACTACTGATCTTGGCGAAGCACACGACATCACGATCACTGGTGGTTCAGAGGCTGGTTACAAGAAGGATATTGATTCATTCTTGAACAATCTTGCCAAAGGTGGTTCTGGTGAGGGACCAATACCAGTTAAGCCTATCACGGGTCGTCTCCCTCCTATGCCGGGAGTACCGACTGGTAGGTCAAGCTACCGCCCAACTCAGTCTCCCTACGGCATCCCAACTGAGCTAGGTACACAGGCTGAGATACAGCAGGAAGTTGCTAGACGTATCGCTAAACAACTTGAAAACACTATTGTCAAACGGCCTTACCTCAATTTCCAAGGCTTGATTTAAGTAGGATAAGAATATGGCTAATGCACCTATTAATATGGAAGTGCTTTCTCGTTTGCCTCTTCCCAGTAACGCAAATCAACAAAGTAATGTAAACCAGTACCGAGAAGCATACAATCAATATATGCCCACTGTACCTAATTTGAACCCAGTGTGGAACACAGGTGTTCCTGCTCCGGCACCTGCGGCAGTTATGCAACCTACTCCTGTAGCGACAATTACACAATCTGCTGTTCCTGCTCCAACAGTAGAGCAAAACGTAGCCAATAAAAATAAAACTTCTTTACAAATTGGTGCGAACATAGGAAACCAACAGGCAGAAGCCAGTCGAAAAGCAGATATGACCAAGACCCTCATGGGCGGTGATATGGGTAAGTTTATGGCTAACCTCCTACGCATGTTTGCACAGCCTGAGTTCCAACAGGCTGGCTTTGCTGGTCAGGGATTTGGGCCTACTGTTTTGGGTGCTACGCGAGCACTCAGGGCAATGGAGACTCAAGATATTGAAGCTGCTAAACTACAAGCTGCGGCTGATAAAGAAGCTTTGGAACAGGCTGCGGCTGCTCGGGCAGAAGAGCGTGCTTTGCGTGGTTTGGATATTCAGCAACAAAGAGCAGACATTGCCCGTTCCACCGCTGAACGAGATAGGATTAGAGCGGCAAACATTACTGGTCCTAAAATTGATTCTTTTGTACAAGCCATTAAGGGAAACAAAACCTTTATAGAATCAATTGATAGTCTTACAGGCGGTAATTTTTTGCAAAGGTTAGCGCCAGGAGTACAGGGAGGTCCGAGTCAGGAAGATGTAGTTCGCGCAGTTGCTTTAGAAGCAGCTAACGTTTCTAATCAAAATCCTAGACTTTCTACACCTGATGCAATTAAGCAAGCTATTGCAAACATTAAAAGTGGTGGCTCCGCGCCTACACAATCTACTAATAATAATGGTGTAGACCCGTTTGCTAACGTTGGTGGGTAAGCATGGCTGAACCAATTACACTTACAATGAATGACATCTTGTCTTCTCCTAAACTTAAAGAACTAGGAGCAGTGGCGGGAGATCAGGTTGTAAATAATAAAATTGTTCGTAAGTTTTCTGATGAAAACAGTAGGACTGATCTTGGTCATCGTTTGACCGCTCAGGACATAGCGTCTTCAACAAACCTACAGTCTTTGGGAGCAAATCCTGGGGACAGAGTTGTAGACAATAAGCTTATCTCTAGTGAGTCTGACGACGTTTATCGTCAGTTTATGTATGGCTTTGATAAGACGGGTACGTTTACAAACTATTTGAGTGACGCTCTAGAAGCTCGTATTCCACTGGGCAGTTTTGATATCACATCATTTAACTACCTGTCTCCAGATGAAGTCTACGGGGAAGGGTTTTCAGATTCAGATGTAGCTACACGCAGAGAGATGATTGAGCGGAAGCGTGAACGCGATCTGATGTCTAAGTATGGTCCGTACTTTGAAGAAGCTAGTGGATCAACAGCGAACACCATTGGCACTATTGCAGGAGCATTGGCTGATCCTACAACATTGCTTCCTGTTGGATCAACTATAAAAGGCGGTGCTGCTGTAGGCGCTGGTCTAGGTGCCGGGTATAGTCTCGCCCAGGACGTAGCAACGACTGGTGAGATTGACCCAATAAAGGCAGCATTGTCTACAGCATTGGGTGGAGCTGGTGGTGCTGCTTTTCCTGCGGCGGGTAGGGCTATAGGCGCTGTTAGAAATAAATCAGCTGCCCGCGTAGCTAACAAAAATATAGACGAGGCAGAACGCATTGCTAATGAGCACATAGCAGCAGGCGGTAGTGTAGAGGGTGCTCTAGAAGAAATTGCAGCAAGTCCTATTGGTTCAACATTGGGACGAGATGTAGAAATTGCAGGTAGGAAGCCTAGAATTACTCCGTCAAAGGATCGTGCAGAAGAGGCTCTTCAGTACAACATTGCTGAAGACAGTGCGACTGCGCGGGTTATGAATAAGGGATTAGATAGATACATAGGAGCACTGTCTACCAGAGTTGGTAACATTTCTCAGCCCGTTCTCCGCAGACTTCGGCAGTTTGAATACGATATCCATACTAAGACTAATGCAAGTATGAAGGAACTAGAGCCGTTTTTAGGTCAGTTACAGAAACTTAAAGGTCCTGCAAAACAAGCTGTAACACGACACCTGTACAACGGAGAGTTTTCAGCAGCTAAATCATATATGCCTAAAGAAATGCAGGATATGCTTCCAACTGTTGAAGCAAAACTTGGTTCATTCTACGACGAGTTGAAGGATGTAGGTTACACTTTTGACCCTAAAGAAAATTACTTTCCACGTATTGTAAAAGATTATGACGGACTGTTGAAGGCTGTTGGTTTAAAAAAGAAGTCTGCAATAGCTAAAGCACAACAGGAATACGCACGGGCTAAAGACCTTACAGTAAGTGATCTTGACATGGCAACCAAGTCCAACATTGCCAACATGGTTATTAGAGGCTTTGGTGTAAAGACTGATGGAAATCTTCCTAACTTTGTAAAGCCACGTACAATTGAAAAGCTGGACGACAATCTTTTAAAGTACTACTCCTCTCCTGAAGAAGCCCTGACCATCTATGCTCGTAACGCTGTTAACAATATTGAACGTCGTAACTTTCTAGGACGTAGCTTGAAAAAAGATCAGCAAGGCGTTGTCGATCTGGATAGTTCAATTGGAAGACTGGTTGAAGAAGAAAAGCTTGCTGGTAATATATTGCCAGAGCAAGAAGACGAACTTGTAAGTCTTTTGAAATCTAGGTTTATAGGTGGTGAGCAGACAAGTGGTAAACTACTAGGCTGGACTCGTGATCTAACCTATATGGGAACAATTGCTAATCCTATTTCTGCGATTACTCAGCTAGGTGACATTGGTCTGTCTGGTGCTCTTAACGGTTTTAGAAGTACAATTGGAGCCATGTTTGGTCCTAAGAGTATTAAAATCGTTGACATTGGTATTGACAATATTGGTCAAGAGTTTACCGATGCTAGAAAGACTGCCAAATTGCTTAACAACTTGTTCACAGTTTCTGGCTTTAGAGCAATTGACCGGTTGGGTAAAGAAACATTTATGAACGCGGCTCTTCGTAAGAACTTTAAACTTATGAAAACTTCTACTGGAGAAGCAGCCTTTCGTAAAAAGTGGGGTAAGTTCTATGGTGATGATATTGAATCTATAGTAGCTGACCTAAAAGCTGGTAAAGTTACAGAGCCTGTTAAGTTCCACACGTTCAACGAGCTATCAGGTGTACAGCCTATTACCATGAGTGAGATGCCACAGGCTTACCTGGACAATCCAAATGGTAGAATCTTGTATGCTTTAAAATCTTTTACACTAAAGCAGTATGACGTAGTAAGGCGAGAGATTGTACAAGAGTATCAGAAAGGAAACAAGTTGGCCGCTGCTAAAAAGGCTGCGGTACTTGCCGGTTACCTATCAGCAGCTAATGTCGGGACACAGGCAACTAAGGACATTCTTCTTGGCAGGGATGTCTCTGTGGACGATCTTCCAAACAAAGCACTTTGGGCACTAACTGGAGTCTTTGGTGTAAACAAATATGTAAGTGATAAGTATATCAGTCAGGGTAAAATAACGGACGCGGCTATTGAAACTCTTGCACCGGCCACTCCAATTATAGATGCTATTACTGAAGGAGCGGTAATGCTAACAGACGAAGACGCTGATGCTTCTAGACTTCTACGTAGTGTCCCGCTGCTTGGTCCAATGTTGTACAATTGGTTTGGCGGTGGTGCAGAGAAGTACAACGAACGTATGGAGAAGGAACGTAGAGGTGATTAATGTTACGCACATTGTTGATCATATCGGTAATACTTCTACCATTACCAATTCTAGAAATGCAGTACAAGGATAGTATAGTGGCTAATGATTTTA